CATCGTAGAGGAAGGCCGTCGCTTCGCTGGTATGGCGGACCTTCAGGTCTCCGATATGTCGGCAAACGCCCCTGTGGGGACGACACTGGCTATCCTTGAGCGCAGCCTCAAGATGATGTCGGCGGTGCAGGCGCGCATCCACTACTCGATGAAGCAGGAGTTCAAGCTCCTCAAGCACATCATCGCTGACTATACGCCGGAGTCTTACTCCTACGAGCCGGAAGAAGGCAGCCGCAAGGCCAAGAAGTCCGACTACGACAACGTCGATGTGCTGCCGGTAAGCGACCCTAACGCTGCCACCATGGCGCAGAAGATCGTCCAGTATCAGGCAGTTATCCAGTTGGCGCAGGGTGCGCCGCAAATCTACGACATGCCCTATCTGCACCGCCAGATGTTGGAGGTGTTGGGCATCAAGAATGCTCAGAAGCTTGTGCCCCTAAAGGACGACGACGACCGTAAGCCGCGTGATCCGGTTAGCGAGAACATGGACGTCCTGAATATGAAGCCGGTCAAGGCGTTCATCTACCAAGACCACGAGGCGCATATCACCGTCCATATGACCGCGATGCAGGACCCTAAAATCCAACAGGTGGTGGGTCAGAACCCGCAGGCGCAGCAGATGATGGCTGCCATGGCGGCGCACATCCAAGAGCACGTGGCGTTTGAGTATCGTCGCCAGATTGAGCTTCAGGCAGGCGTCCCGCTGCCGCCACCGAACTCGGATATGTCGGAAGACGTTGAGCTTCAGGTTTCGCGTCTGGCAGCCGCTGCCGCAGGCCAGCTTCTCCAGAAGAACAAGGGCGAGGCTCAGCAACAGCAGAACCAGCAGATGGCTCAAGACCCCATTGTCCAGATGCAGATGCAGGAGTTGCAGATCAAGCAGGGTGAGCTTCAGTTGAAGCAGCAGAAGCTCCAGATCGAAGCCGCTGAGAAGACGGATCGTATGGACGTCGAGCGCGAGCGCATCGCCGCGCAGAAAGAAATCGCTGGCCTCCAAGTTGGGGCCAAGATTGCAACGGATAAAGCTAATTTGTCCGCCAAGGAGCAAGAAGCTGGGCTTCGCATCGGCGTGCAAGTCGCTCGTGAGTCCATGCAGATGGCACAAACCGCAGAGAAACCCCCTGTTTCCAATGCACCGCCTAAGGAAAATGAATGAGTACAGTCTTACTACACCTAGCTCACAGGATAGACGAAGCGTGCAAGGACATCGAACGTGACCTTGCGATGGGGAAGGCGTCCGAGATTGGCGAGTACAAGTTCGCCTGTGGTCGGTATCGCGGCCTCCTGACCGCTAAGGATATTATTATCGAGACAGCCCAAAAGCTGGAGCAAGATGATGACTGAGATCGTAGGTATTGTGGCCCCCGCCCTCGTTGGCGTGGACGGCAAAGTGCTCAACGCACCACTCAAAGAGCCTGAGGTTCCCGTCGAGGACCGGGCTAAGCAACTTCCCGACCCGCAGGGCTATCGCATCCTGTGTGCCATCCCCGACATCGAAGAGAAGACCACGGGTGGCATCTTCAAGACCGATAGCATGATTGAGCGGGAAGAACTCCTCACGACTGTGCTGTTTGTCGTCAAAGTAGGCCCTGATGCCTATGGTGACGAGAAGCGGTTCCCCTCTGGCCCGTGGTGCAAGGAAGGCGATTTCGTCCTTGTGCGCCCCAACGCGGGTACTCGGGTGGAAATCCATGGCCGTGAGTTCCGCATCATCAACGACGATAGCGTCGAGGCTGTTGTGGAAGACCCGCGCGGTATCAAGCGCAAATAAACGGGCTTGCCCGTACAAAAGGAGACGTAATCATGGCTACCCAGCCAGACGATGAGTTTGAATTTGAGATCGAGACTGACGAAACCCCTGTTTCTACGGCGCGAAGTAAACCCGAGATTGAGGTCGAAGACGACACTCCGGAGCAGGACCGTGGGCGAGAGCCTATGCCTAAGGAGATCGTGGCCGAGCTCGAATCTGATGAGCTTGAGGAGTATTCGGAGAAGGTAAAGCTCCGCCTCAAGCAGATGAAGAAGGTCTGGCACGACGAGCGCCGTGAAAAGGAGCGGTACCAGCGCGAACAGACTGAAGCCCTTAGTGCTGCACAGCGCCTGTACGAAGAAAACAAGCGGCTGAAATCTACGCTTAGCGACGGCGAAAACCACCTGCTGACAAGCTACAAGCAGCAGGCAGAGTATGAGCTTAAAGAGGCGGAGCGGTTGTACCGTGATGCTTATGAAGCGGGTGATGCAGACCGTGTTGTGGAGTCACAGCGCAAGCTAACTGATGCAGCGCTTAAGATGCAGCAGCTTAATAATTACCGCCCTACTTTACAGGCCCCAGAAACTGAGGTACAAATCCCGCAAGGGCAGGCTAATATCCAGCAACCTGACCGTACGACGATGGCGTGGCAAGAGCGCAATCAATGGTACGGTACAGACCCGGAGATGACTGCCTCGGCACTCGGGCTGCATCAAAAGCTCGTAAACGAACGGGGCCCACAGTTTGTTGGCTCCGACGAATATTGGGCGACGGTTGACAAAACAATCCGTCGTAGATTCCCCGATTATTTCGGGGGAGACGAAGTGGCTAACGGTGACTCCAGAGCTGTCACACGTGAACCTAGGGCTGCTTCCGTTGTCGCTCCCGCTTCTCGTAGCCGATCCCCCAAAAAGATTAGGCTTAGTACAACCCAATTGGCTGTGGCCAAGAAGTTTGGACTGACTCCCGAGCAATATGCTCGTGAAGTAATGAAGATGGAGAATTGATATGACGGATCGTAGCATCATGGACGAGTTGGACGAACAGATTTCATCTAGTCGTGCACCGCGTAAAACACGTGAACAGTCGGAGAGGCCCAAAGTATGGCAGCCGGCCTCGTTGCTGCCAGAACCGGATCAACAGCCGGGTTATTCGTACCGTTGGATTCGTGTTGCCTCAGCAGGTAAAGCGGACGGCCAGAACCTGATGTCAAAACGACGTGAAGGTTGGGAGCCGGTCCGTATCGAAGAGCAACCACAGTTTGATGGCATGACCGACCCAGACAGCCGCTACAAAGACAATATCGAGGTAGGTGGGTTGCTGCTCTGCAAAGCCCCGAATGAGATGATGCGCCAGCGTAAGGCTTACTTTTCGCAGAAGAATCAGGCTCAGATGGACTCAGTAGACAACAACTTCATGCGCGAGAGCGATAATCGTATGCCCCTCTTCAGGGAGAAAAGGTCTACGACTTCGTTCGGTAGTGGCAAACGCTAAGCTAGGAGCTTAACAATGGCATATCCTTCCGTTACGAGCCCATACGGGCTTCTTCCGATCAATCTGATCGGCGGGCAGGTTTTTGCCGGTTCCACGCGCCAAATCCCCATCGCAACCAACTCTGCGACTGCCATCTTCTATGGTGACGTCGTGAAGCTGCTTGCTAGTGGTACGGTTGGCAAGGATACCGGTACTGACGCTGCTACGCCGGTTGGTGTCTTCCTTGGTTGCACCTATACGGACCCCACCTACGGTGTGACCTTCCGCCAGTTCTATCCCGGCACCACGAACATCTCCGACATCACGGCTTACGTCCTTGATGACCCGGATGCGCTGTTCAAGGTCGCTGTGTGCGCTGGCACCAACTCGAATACCGTCAGCTACCTGACTCAGGCTGCTGTCGGCTCGAACGTCAAACTGGCGAACGGTGCGAACAACACCGGCTCGACCATCACGGGCAACTCTAAGGTCGGTGTTGACTCGACCGAAGGTACTACCTCGACATGGCCGATCCGCGTGATTGATGTTGTCCATGAAACCACAATTGCTGGTAGCCCCGGTTCTTACACCGAGGTTATCGTGAAGTGGAATCAGGGTATGCATCAGTACCTGAACCCCACTGGCCTCGCATAAGGAGACTGAACAATGGCAATTTCACGCGCACAGCTTCTCAAGGAGCTTCTGCCCGGCCTGAACGCCCTGTTCGGTCTGGAATATGCTCGCTATGGCGAAGAGCATAAGCAAATCTTCGAAACGGAAACTTCCGAGCGTTCGTTTGAAGAAGAAACCAAGCTGTCGGGTTTCTCGGCTGCTCCGGTTAAGAACGAAGGTTCTGCTATTGCTTACGACAACGCTCAGGAAGTCTTCACGGCTCGCTACAACCATGAGACGATTGCCCTCGGGTTCTCGCTCACGGAAGAAGCCATCGAAGACAACCTGTATGACAGCCTCTCGGCTCGTTATACCAAGGCGTTGGCTCGTGCCATGGCGTACACCAAGCAGACCAAGGCTGCTGCGGTCCTGAACAACGGCTTTGATACCGATTACCCCGGTGGTGACGGTCAACCGCTGTTCTCGGCCTCCCATCCGCTGGTCTCCGGTGGCACCAACTCGAACATCCCAAGCACTCCTGCTGATTTGAACGAAACGTCGCTTGAAGCGGCTGTAATTCAGATTGCAGCGTGGACGGATGAACGTGGGCTTCTGATCGCTGCAAAGCCGAAGAAGCTGGTGATTCCGCCAAGCCTGATGTTCGTTGCAACCCGACTGCTCGAAACCGAGCTTCAGGTGAACACGGCTGACAACAACATCAACGCTATCAAGAGCAACGGCTCGATTCCGGAGGGTTACACCGTTAACCACTTCCTGACCGACACCGATGCTTGGTTCCTGACGACCGATGTTCCGAATGGTCTGAAGCACTTCGTCCGTACTCCGCTCGCCCAGAGCATGGACGGCGACTTCGACACCGGCAACGTCCGTTACAAGAGCCGTGAGCGTTACTCGTTCGGCTGGTCTGACCCGCTGGGCATGTTCGCTTCCGAAGGCGCTGCCTAAGGAAACAGGGGGAGGGGGAGAGGGAAACTTCTTCCCCTCTTTTCTTTTTGATGTTATACCTACTCACCTAGGTAATTGATCCATACCGACTGCCCTAGCAGACGTAGTAGAGACGGTATGGGGTGGTGCTACTACACGGAGATAAATCATGGCGAATACAACCTTTTCGGGTCCAGTAATCTCAACCAATGGCTTCGTTGGTAACCTGACCGGCAACGTCACAGGCAACGTCACAGGCAACGTCACAGGCAACATTTCGGGCACCGTTACGGGCACCGTTGTTCAGCCGGTTGCTGCTGTCACCGCCGCTGGTACTAACCTCGCAACCGCCGCTGCTCTTTCGAACGGTGTCAACGTCGTTGGCAGCGCTTCTGGCACGAACGGTGTTGCATTGCCGACGGCTGTCGCTGGTACGACCATCTCGGTCTACAACTCGGCGGCTACGAACGGCCTCATCGTTTATGCAAACACCAGCGACACCATCAACGGCACCGCTTCGGTGACCATGGAAGGTTCGACTTGGCTTCAGTGCATTGCGACCACGGACGCAGTTTGGCTGACGACGATCTTCACTGCTAACACCTAATCGGTAACCTCTAAGAAGGAGAAATCCGATGGGTATGCAGTATGATGTCAAATCCAAACATAGGTCCACTTCGGGCGTTGTGTACGGCTCCCGTACGCGCCTGAAAGGGGCTATTATTTCCGCAAACGCTTCTGCGGCGGCAAGGCACGTCCTTTTTATGGACAACGACCCGCAAGCGGGTACGTACAGCATTGCCTCAACCACACTAACAGTTACGGTAGCAAATACTCTAGTTGCGGGTGATAGGGTATTCCTAGATTTTACTAGTGGTACCGCTGTGGACGGCGCGTATACGGTACTTACTGCTAATGCCACCACCTTTACGGTTACTACGGCGGCGTCTGGTACAGGTAACGTAACGGCCTACCTAACTGTATTGTTGGAAGCCGACAGCTATAACGCTGTTGCTTACTCTATACTTGTTCCCGGCGAAGGCATCCTTGCTGAAAATGGGATTTATGCAGGGTTGGATGCTAACCTAACTGCTACAACCTTCTACGGGTGACCTATGCAGGCGCAAAAGAGCTACGACCTAGCAGGTAAGAGCATCTTCGTTGCTCTGCCCGCATACGACTTCAAGGTGTCCTTGAAGTTGGCAGTTTCGCTCGCTCGCTTTGCGCAACAGGCTGCGCAGCACGGGATTGATATTCAGATTGGCAGCATCTGCGGCTGTTCTGTTGTCTCCCGTGCTCGCAATCTGCTGGCGCAAGACCTGCTGGAGTCCAACTGCGACTACCTCATGTTCATCGACTCGGACATCAACTTCGAGCCTGACGACATTTTCCGCCTGATGGCGTGGGGCACCGACCCCAAGAAGGGCATCGTCGCTGGTGTTCCGCGCACCCGCAGCGAGACCAAGACCTACATCGCCACGCTGGACTACGACGAGAACGGCGAACTCACGATGAACGGTATGGGCCTTGTCCGTGCCAAGCGCGTGGCGACTGCCTTCATGCTGGTGCGCCGTGAGGTCTTTGAGCAGATGGCAGCAGCCCATCCGGAGTGGAAATATTATGATACTCGCTCGGATCGTACGCTCACTGCGATGTTTGATTTCCAAGTTACGGAAGAAGGTTACATGGGGGAAGACTTCCTCTTCTGTGACCGTGCACGTGAACTCGGTTTCGACGTCTGGATCGACCCGTCGATCTCGCTAGGCCACATGGGCGTGCAGGAATACATCGGCAACTACGGTAAGGATATCCTTTACCCGATGGTTGTCCCGCAGAGGAGTGTAGCATGATGAACCGCCGTAAGTTTACCGGTATGGGTCGCCAGATAGCGGCACAGCAACGGGCGCAGCCGCAGATGCCAATGGGCGGTGGGATTGGCGCAGCACTTGGCCGCATCGGACAGCGACCGGGTTTTGTAAATTCTAGTAGTTTTGTAAATCCCGGCCCTGCGGGGCCGCCCCCGGCAGGGATGGCTCCGGTTGACCCAAGTAAGGCGATGATGATGAAGAAAGGCGGCGCGGTCAAGAAGATGGCCAAGGGCGGCACCGCCTCCAAGCGCGCCGACGGCTGCGCCACCAAGGGCAAGACTAAAGGAAGGTTTGTCTGATGGCTAAGATTGATAAAATCCTCGGCTCTATCTCCCCCCTGTACGGTATGGCTAGCGGGGAAGGTCTGTTCTCCAACCTACGCAAAATCAGCCCCGTCATGCAGTTGGCAGGCGAAGGTGACACCGCTGCCGATAAGCGCCGTCGTATGGAAGAGGAAGAAACAAAGAAAAAGCAGGCCCCCGGCATGAAGCACGGCGGCATGGTCAAGAAGATGGCCAAGGGTGGTGCGGTTAAGAAGATGGCCAACGGCGGTATGCCGTCCATTGAGGAGTCGCTGAAGAGCGGCAACCGCGTCTCCGAGCAGGTTGGTAAAGAAACCAAGCGGATGATGCCGCCTAAGAAGCGCACGATGCCGTCCCCCGGCGAGTCCGTGAAGTCGGGCAACCGCATGTCCGGTGAGGACGCCAAGGACCTGAAGGCCGTCAAGAAGTACGCCAAGGGCGGCGTCACCCGTGGCGACGGCATTGCCAAGAAGGGCCACACCAAAGGGAAAATCTGCTAATGGCTAAGACCCCGGCTTGGCAACGTAAGGAAGGCAAGTCCGAAAAGGGCGGGCTGAACGCCAAGGGGCGTGCGTCTTACAACAAAGCCAATCCGGGGAAGCCGGGGCTCAAAGCTCCGCAGCCTGAAGGTGGTAGCCGCAAGAAGTCCTTCTGCGCCCGGATGTCTGGGATGAAGAAGAAGCTGACGTCATCCAAGACTGCTAACGACCCGAACAGCCGTATCAATAAGTCTCTCCGCGCTTGGAAGTGCTGACATGGAGATGATGATATGGAACATCGTCCTCAGTGCGGTCGTCGGGGTTATGGGCTTTATGCTTAAGGGTAAGTTCGACGAACTGGACCGCTTGGGTATCTTGCTCAACAAAACGCGGGAAGAAGTGGCACGTGACCACGTCACTCGCGCGGAGGTCAACCAGACGCTCGATAAGCTCGCAGAGCGCATCGACAAAAGTATCCAGCGCCTTGAAGCTAAACTGGATGACATGAAGAAAGGATGAATCATGCCAAGCAAGACACCCAAGCAGAAGAGCTTCATGGCGGCAGTAGCCAACAACCCCAAGTTCGCCAAGAAGGTGGGCGTTCCCTCTAAGGTCGGCAAGGAGTTCGAGATGAAGGACAAGAAGATGGGCATGAAGAAGATGGCCGATAAGGCCGGTCGTGCCATGACCAAGAAGTCGGCTGACACGATGGGCCGTGCGATGAAGAAGTACGCCGAGGGTGGCTCAGTCTCGTCGCGCGCCGATGGCGTTGCCAAGAAGGGCAAGACCGACACCAAGATGCCGAAGATGGCCAAGGGCGGCTACGCCATGGGCGGAAAGATGAAGGGCTGCTGATATGCGTGCCAGTCGGGGTATGGGCGCTATGATGGCGTCCAAGATGCCAAAGGCGAAGACCATTCGTCGGAAGGATAACCCCGACTCGGTCACCGTCTACGCCAAGGGCGGCAAGGTTAAGGCGAAGCGCATGGCCGAAGGTGGCAGCGCCAAGGACGCGTGCTATTCCAAGGTTAAGGCGCGCTACAAAGTCTTTCCTTCCGCCTACGCCTCCGGGGCTATCTCTAAGTGCCGCAAGGTCGGTGCCAAGAACTGGGGTAACAAAGGTGGCAGTTCGTAAGACCGAGAAAGGCGCTTCGCTTAAGCGCTGGTTCCAAGAGGACTGGAAGGACGTCCGTACGGGTAAAGCCTGCGGGCGACAGCCGGGTGAGAAGCGCGGCACACCTTACTGTAGACCTAGTAAGCGTATTTCTGATAAGACCCCCAAGACGTCATCGGAGATGACTCCGACGGAGAAGAAGACGCGTATCGCTCAGAAGAAGCGGTTGGGGCAGCCTCCCGGTGCGCCTAAGCGCGTACAGGCAGCGCGGAGACAGAAATGACCACCAGCGGTACGACATCCTTTAACCTCAACCTTAACGAGCTCTTCGAAGAGGCGTTCGAGCGTTGTGGCGTGGAAATGCGGACCGGCTATGACTTTCGCACGGCACGGCGCAGCCTGAACTTGCTGACCATTGAGTGGGCAAATAAAGGTATCAACCTCTGGACGCTGGAGCAAGGCTCCATCCCGATGGTGCAGGGGCAGATTACATATCCGCTCCCCGTGGATACCATCGACCTGTTCGACCACGTCATCCGTACGCAGACTGGGCAGGCGCAGACGGACATCAACATTAACCGTATCAGCGCCGATACGTACCTCACAATCCCCAACAAGAACGCGCAGGGTCGGCCTATTCAGGTGTGGATCAACCGCCAGTCAGGCGCAACCTATCCGGCGGGTGGACAACCCGCAGGGACCAACCCCTCCACGGGTGTCGATCATCCGTCGATCAACGTGTGGCCTGCCCCGGACCAGAACAACTTCTATACCTTCGTGTACTTCCGACTGCGCCGTCTTCAGGACGGAGGTTCGGGTACAACGACGCAGGACATCCCGTTCCGTATGCTGCCGCCCCTCGTGGCTGGCTTGGCATACCATCTGTCGCTAAAACTGCCCGGTGCGCTGGAGCGGTCCATCGGCCTCAAGGCCATGTATGATGAGTTGTGGCAGCAGGCCGCAGACGAGGACCGCGAAAAAGCACCGCTGCGCCTCGCGCCGCGTCAGATGTTCTACTAAGGGGGTAACGTGCCTAACCGGTTCGCCTCTGGCAAATACGCGATTTCGCAGTGTGACCGCTGCGGCTTTCGCTACAAGCTGAAGGAACTGAGGTCGCTCGTCATCAAGACGAAGAACGTCAACATCCTAGTGTGCCGCTCCTGTTGGGAGCCGGATCAGCCGCAGCTTCAACTTGGCATGTACCCGGTGGATGACCCACAGGCGCTGCGCAACCCGCGCCCCGATACGACCTACCGGCAAGCCGGTTTGACGGGGTTACGCACTCAGCCAGTTACACAACCGACCGAGGATACTGACGCGTTCGGTACCCCTTCGCAAGGTAGCCGAATCATTCACTGGGGGTGGAACCCTGTGGGTTTTCAAAATCCCTTGGGTTTGTGGGGTCTTCCTGATACATTGGCAGGCAGTGGTCAGGTCGGTACCGTGACTATTCAGACGACGGAGAATTGATATGGCTAAGGGTGGTAAGACTAACGACCAGATGCTGAAGCTCGGACGTAACCTTGCTAAGGTTGCGAACCAGAAGAGCGGCAAGAAGCCGATCAAGGATATGGGAAAGGTCGATAAAAATGGATAACGTCAATCAGCCCAAGCCAGCGCATAACCCGCTGGGCAACAGCGGCTACCCGAACAACGTACCTAACACCCAGACCGTGAAGACGCGCGGGACCGGTGCGGCTACCAAAGGTACGCATAGCAGCAAGAAGCTTGGCTAATGAACTACGCTCAGCTTGTCGAAACCATTAAGGGTTACACCGAAAACGACTTCCCAGACACGGTGGGGTCGGGTGGACTCACTTCGACTGAGCAAATTAATACGTTCATTGTCAACGCCGAAGAGCGTATCTTCAACACGGTCCAGCTTCTGGACCTACGCAAGAACGTGACGGGCAACTGCACGGCGAGCAACAAGTATCTCTCGGTCCCCTCGGACTGGCTGTCCAACTTCTCTCTGGCGGTGATTGACCCGGTCACGGGTGATTACGAGTATCTGCTGAACAAGGACGTTAGCTATATCCGGGCTGCCTATCCGTCGCCTACCGATACCGATAAGCCGCTCTATTACGCGTTCTTTGATGTGGATTCCTACATCCTCGGACCCACGCCAGACCTGAACTACCAGTTTGAGCTGCATTATTTCTACTACCCGCAGTCCATCACAGAGGCGGGTACGTCGTGGCTTGGCGACAACTTCGAGTCCGTGCTCCTTTACGGCGCGCTGCTAGAAGCGTATACGTTCATGAAGGGTGAAGCTGATGTAATCGCCGGATACCAGAAGCGGTACGACGAAGCATTGGCTATGCTCAAGCAGCTTGGCGAAGGGAAGAATCGCCAAGACATGTACCGCACACCTCAAGTGCGGTACCCGGTGAGGTGATATGATTGACTCCGTAGGAACAATGCTGGGCGGCGACGTGATGGTGATGACCACGCAAGGCCGTGGCTTCACGCCCGAAGAGATTGCTGAACGTGCTCTCGACAAGATCATCTATGTTGGGGGTAACGCACATCCGGCTATCAGGGACCAAGCGGAGGCGTTCAAGGACTCCATCCGCCAAGTGCTCGTCTATTACATGCACGAGGCTGTCCGGTCCCATAACGTGACTCTGGTGAACAAATTTCACAAGGCCGGGCACTCAGAGTTCATCCCCATCTTAGACAGTTAAGGAGACCTACATTGGCTATTACGCAGGCAATGTGCACCAGCTTCAAGGCTCAGCTTATGCTGGCTGTGCACGACTTCCGCCCCACGGGCGACACTGGCGCGGACACGTTCAAGCTGGCGCTGTACTCGTCTAC